CAGCATGATGCCCCGTACTGGTTCTCGGAGACGGCGGGGGAGGTAAGTCGGCAGCTCAATTCTATCGTGAACCTCGGGATCATTGATGATAGCCTTACTAATATCAACCGGGCGTTTCACAAGGCGCGGACCCGGCTGGAAGTGGTCGAGGAAGACCTTACCGCTGCGAAATGCGAGGCTGATGGGCTTGCTTGGGTGCCTGGGTTTGCCGATGCTGTGAATGTGTTAGCGGATAAGGAGACGAGGTGGGCAGTGGCGGCTAGCAGGGCCGCGCGGTTTCGCGAGCTACTTTTAAGCATACAAGCATACCAGGCTGCTTGCGAACGTGCGACACGGGCCAATTCTCGCGGCCTAATTATGGCCAAATGCGGTGAAACGGCCGTCAATGCGGCGAATCGGGTAGAAAGCCTGAAGAAGCTGGTGGATGTGGCGAAAGTTTATCAACGGGCTGCCAGCGTGGTGGTGCCCTCGTTTACTTTGATAGAGGAGATAGCGCAAAGATACAGGGATGCGGCGGTGGAAGCTTTAGCAGTGAGGGCTCTGGTGAAAGACATCAAAGAGAAGGAGACCATATTGTGCCAGAGGAAGGAAGAGTTAAAGAAAGCGGAAGCGGCGGTACCGAAAGTCTGTCCGACGTGCGGGCAATCCTTGCCGCCGACATCCATCTGCAAGCACGGCCCCCGGTAGCTCGTTCATCTGAGCCGGATTGGTATGAGGCTATGGCCAGACCTCTTGCAGAGATCGGTGCGATGGCCTTATACCACGGCTGTCCGATCATCTATGCGGGTGACGTCTTCGACCGGTGGAATGCTGGGCCAGAAGTAATCAACTTCGCTCTGGCTAATCTTCCCTCGGGCTGGGCCATTCCTGGCCAACACGACCTCCCGAACCACAACTACGACGAGATCAAGCGGTCTGCCTACTGGACCCTTGTAGAGGCCGGGCTTCTAAAGAACCTCGAACCGTATTCGTCCTGGAAGGACGGTTGTGTGATGATGACTGGGTTTCCCTGGGGCTTCCCGTTGACGTCGTATCCGGACGATTTTCGCGATGATGGTGAGATCAGTATTGCTGTGGCGCATAGTTTCATCTGGACGCCTGGCACCGGTTATGAGGGCGCACCGATTGAAAGGATGGTAGGTGGCTATCGGAAAGTTCTGGCTGGGTATGATGTGGCGGTGTTCGGTGACAATCACAAGGGTTTTATCGTTCAGTGTGGTGAGGGACCGTGGGTTATTAACTGTGGCACGCTCATGCGCCGGACGAGAGACGAACGGAACTACCAGCCCAGTGTCGGCTTGTTGCACGAGGACGGCACCGTTACAAGGCACTTTCTGGACGTTAGCGAGGACCGCTTCGTGGAGCTTACCGAGGCCGAGGAAACAGTAGAAGAGGCTCTCCTCGACATGACGGAGTTTGTTTCTGGGCTGAAGGCGCTGAGTGCTGGGGATGCGCTGGACTTTCGCCGTGCTATATCACGGTTCCTTGATAAGAACGAGGTTTCGTCTAGGGTGAGGGAATTGGTGTTGCAGGCGTGTGAAGGGAGGACAGAATAATGGCGATTGATGAGAAGAAGTTTCGGGTGTTGAAAAGGCAAGCGGAAGAAGCCCGGACCGCCAGTGACAGGGCGGCTGGGCAACTCGAGGCCACCATGAAACGCCTCGAGGAAGAATTCGGTTGCAAGACCGTGAAGGCCGCAGAACGGAAGGTGGAGGAGCTTGCCGCCGAGGCAGCCTTGGTAGAAGAGGCTTATAATGAGGCCGTGGAAGCTTTCGAGGAAGAGTGGAACGATTTGAAAGGCGAGGAGGCGTAACATGGACACGAGTGAACTGGCGCAGCGGCTCTTGAGCGCCCTAATGAGTATCTGGGGCGGCAATGAGGACCTGAGCGTCACCTACGTCCCCGAGACCTGGCAGCGCGATACCCTTAACGCCTTCACTCGCGTTCTCGACGATGCGCTCGACGAAATTGTCACGGCTGCGACAGACTCATTGCGGTTGGGTCCATAACATTATGCCAGGGATGTCTTGAAGCCGAACGTTTGGCGAAACAGGAGCAAGATCAATGAACGAGAACATAGAAAAGCTGGATGCAGCACACAAGAGGACGGCTCGGCCCCGAGGCGATTTGTGTGACGCCATCTACGCGATCCGCGAGGAACTCGTGAGGCTCGACGCAGAGCTCCTATCCGTGCGCCAGGAGCTACGTCTCGTCCATACAGACGATGACGGCGTACTCCGGAAGTCCTTACTCGACAGGGTGGCAGCACTGGAGACGGAAGTGAAGTTGTTGCCGCAATAACTAGGAGGGCCCGGCCTGTGAATAAGATCATCGATGCGGTTGTGTTCGGCGCGGCGGCGCTGGTCATGTGGGCGATAGGCGCGTGCGTGGTGTGCGCAGCGGCCACGCCAGTGGCTGATATCTCCCAGATCGGGGCGTCGCTAGAACGCCAAGCGGCGCGTATCGCCGTGCTCGAATCGGACCTGGACGAGACGACGCGGCAACGGAACCTGGCGCTGAACATCGCGGCGCGGGCCTGCCTGCGTGCCGACAGGGTGTACGCTGAGGCGCTGGCCCTGAAAGCCGAACGCTCCATCGAGGAGGCAGGCCGGTGAAGATCGTCTATGTATCGTGGCACCGCGACGTGAACCGACTCATAGTGGAATGCGAGTGCGGCAATCTTTTCGCGCATCGGACTGATAGGTTTAGCGCGCGGTGCCCCGAATGTGGCCGGAGAACGACCATCAACGCGCTGAGGAGGCAATGGGTGGACCTCGCGTGGCGGGAACTGCTCCCGCCGCGGGGCGGTGATCGGTGAGATCGCCGATCAAGTGGTTTGGAGGGAAGGGCAAGATGCAGCTAAACGAACTGAAAGAATTAGCCGCCGAGAGAACAGCCCAACACGCGGCGGCGCGGACAGCTTTTGTGAAGGCGCGGAAGGTCATGGTTGCAGCGGAGGATGAGCTTGACGCTACTCAAGAAGCTCAGCAGATTATTCAGGTCGTGGCCGAGACCGTGCAGGAAGAGGCCCATGACCGTATTAGTGGGGTGGTGAGCCGGTGCCTGGCTACCGTGTTCGGTGAGGATGCATACGAGTTTAAGATCCGCTTCGAGCGTGCGCGTGGACGGACAGAAGCTCGCCTGGTGTTCGTCCGGGATGGCATGGAGGTCAACCCTGTGGACGCGAGCGGTGGTGGAGTGGTGGATGTTGCGGCGTTCGCCCTCCGCCTCGGTTGCCTCATGCTATCGCGCCCGGCGCGACGCCGCGTGGTGGTTCTGGACGAACCTTTTCGGTTTGTCAGCCAGGAGTACCGGGAAGCTGTGCGCAGTATGCTCGAAGGCCTGTCCGTCGACCTAGGCGTGCAGTTCGTTATGGTAACACATATCGAAGAATTGGCGACCGGTCATATAGTGAGGATTGGGTTATGAGCGTTGAGGAACGTTTTTGGGAGAAAGTTGCGAAAGCTGGGCTAGACGAATGTTGGTTGTGGTGTGGTGCTGGTGGATCTTATAGCTATGGGTACTTCTGGGATGGTTCCAAACAAACAGGAGCGCACCGATTTGCTCTGGCTCTCAAGCTTGGGCGAGAGCTTGTGTTTGGTGAATGTGCTCTACACAGTTGCGATAATCCCAGGTGTGTCAACCCCGCTCATCTGTTTCTCGGTACTAATGCTGATAACTCTAGGGATATGGCCAGTAAGGGGCGGCAGACATCCGGGCATGAAAAACTCACCAAAGAAGCTGTGTTGGTTATTCGCCGTGAATATGTGCCTCGCAAGGTGACATTGAAAATGTTGGCCGAGCGATATGGGGTGTTACCAGAGACCGTGTGGCATGTGGTCCATTGGAAGACCTGGCAGCATGTGCGGGAAGGTTGACGGGCTTCGTTGTGGCAAAATAATCGAACTTTAAGTGCAAATATTCCGAGAAAGGACTTGACTTTTCGGGTTCGTTGTGTTAAAATAACAATGTAACGAACACTTGAACCAGTAACGGAACCAAGGAGGACAGGAAGATGACTGAACGATTTGTAGGGCCGAATGAACGGCGCGCGACTATGGAGAATCTGAATGCGAAAGCTCGTGACGTGTTAGGTGGTTTGTTTTTTCGCTGGCGCGACGAGAAAAAGTACGAGGACTGGGCCGACTACGAAACGGCCATCAGAGGGGCCGTTTGTGCGGCTGTGCCCGAGGGTGCAGAAGTAGTGAAGGTTTCGAAGAGGCCTTTTGGTGCGACTCTTGCCGTGCCCCGGCATCCGTATCTACTTCGGATCCGTGTCACCCCCAAGGGCACACAGGTTGAGGAAACCTCCTTGATCTTGACCTAGAGGTAGGCAAACCGCAGACCGTTGTGAACCGCGTAACTGCGACAAAAACTTGCGTCGCGGTGTAACAAAGTGTACCTTGTATACACAGGAGACCGGCCGTGAAGACAGCACTGGAGAAGCTGAAGGATCTTTGGGCTAAAGGAGACTACTGGGGCGCGTTGAAAATGGCCGCTGCGTGGCCTCGGCTCGGTGAGCACGGAGACGCCATCAAACAGGGCTGGGCTGCTGTTTCGAACCCCAGTTTCTACCGTCAGCTTGGTAAGGACCCGGATGTGTTGTATAGGAAGGGGTTGGCCGCGTTGGCCGAGCGATATGGTTTGCCGAAGAAAGGGTGCAAGGATGAGCATGGATGAATTGCCCGAGGAGGCTGCTCACAACCTCTATGAGGACCGAGGTTTTTTTGGTTTGCGCCCGAGTGTAGGACCCTTGAAGCAGCGCTTTATTATGCCACCATATTCGACCTGGAACACACGGGAAGGTGAATGGATGGACCGCCGCCGCTTGTGGCTGGCGAAGGGCATCCAGAGTGAGCAAGGCCGGGCTGGGAAGCTGACTTTTAGTATCCCGAGAACGCTCCGGGACGGTCGTGTCGGCCAACGTACCAAGTCACAGACGTCCGTCTTTGACCCGGTGGTGTGTGAACTAGCATATGGATGGTGGTGTCCGCCTGGTGGGGTAGTGCTCGACCCGTTTGCCGGGGGCAGCGTTCGGGGTGTTGTGGCTTCTGTGCTCGGGTTCAAGTATCTTGGAATTGAACTTCGTGCCGAGCAAGTAGAGGCAAACCGGGAACAGATCAATGAATGTACGCGGGGCCGGTATGCGCCGAAGTGGAGGACCGGCGACGCGGCCAAGCTGCTGCCGAAGGCTCCGGCGTGTGACTTCCTGTTCTCGTGTCCGCCGTATGGTAACTTCGAGGTTTATAGTAAGGAACCTGGAGATATTTCGAACATGACCTATGATGGCTTTCTGGTTTCCTACCGGGCCATCGTTGCGATGGGTGTTGATAAGCTTCGTGAGAACAGATTTGCTTGTTTTGTAGTGGCGAACTACCGGAACAAGGACAGGACGGACCTGGAAATGGTCAATTTTGTGGGTGATACTATCCGAGCCTTCGAGGATGCCGGTGCCCATTTCTACAACGACATTATCCTTATTAATGCGGTGGGCACTGGAGCCATGCGAGCGAATACGAACTTTGTCCGTGGCGCTCGGAAAATGGTCAAGTGTCATCAGAATGTCCTTGTGTTTGTGAAGGGTGATCCAAAGAAGGCTGCCCTGGACATCCCAGCGGATGCGGGGGTTGTTACCGACGAAGGGGGGCTAGAATATTCCAAAATACTTCGAGAAAGGACTTGACTTTTCGGGTTCGTTGTGTTAGAATAACAATGTAACAAACACTTGAAGCGGCGAAGATCGACGCCGAGCTGGCCGAGTTGAGGTAAGGAGACAAAACATGCTTGAAGACGGACGGGCGGAAACGTTGGCGGAGGCGCAGAGGATGGAGGACGACGATAGCCCGAAAAAGGCCGTTTGCGGGACGTGCTTTTTTCGGCACACTGGAAGCATGTGTACCTTCGGTGAGAGGTGGTTCTATGTGAAGATCGATAGACCCGCCTGCCGCGCCTATGTTCCACTAGGGAGGCAGTGATATGCTGTTAGAACAGCCGAAAGTGTATCCGGCAGCCACGATGACGCCCGCCGATGCGCCGGTAGACCCAGCGGAGGGCTACGAACTTGTTCGGAACCTGATTTTTGATCAGGTCCATAAGTTCAGCCGCCGTTACGGTGGTGATTTTGACGAGCTTGTTGGTGAGGCAAACCTGGCTTTTGTGAAAGGCCACAATCAGTTTATCACCGGTATGCGGCCAAGCGGGAAACCGTTCGACACCACCTATGCTACTGAGATTCGCCGGTGGGTGTGGTTCGAGCTGTTTGACGCTATGAGAACGCGCCTGCAACGCCAAGCACGCGCGCAGATGATTTCTGTTGGTGATATGGATTATCCAGTACAGAGCTTCGAATTCGATGTCACCGATTGGGCTGCTGGGTTGAGTTCTGACGCCAGTTATGTGGTAGAGCTTTTGCTCGACCCGCCGGAGGATGTAGAAGAGATCATCATGGCGAAGGGCGGTGAGCCCCGAAACTTCCGTTCTACGGTGCGTGCTTACCTGGTCGCCTCTGGATGGAGTGCCAGGCGAATCAGCGAAGCGTTCGCAGAGATAAAGGAGGCCCTCGGATGAAGATCAAATTTTACCGGCGAAGTGGAGAACGTGTGTCGCAGGCGCTGGTCGAACGGGCGAAGAGGAAGCACGAGGAGAATTTGCGGGAGGGTATAAACGGTCTCGGGCTGGCGATGAAACCGAAACCCGAGGAGGCCGACGCTATTTCTAGGTTGTCCTTGATGGAGTGGTGTCTGTTGACCGATCTGTACACCTACTGCGAGAAGAGGTCGAAGAATGCCAGCTAAGGCTTATCAGTACCAGAAGGAAGGCGTGCTGGACGTCGAGGATTTCCTCGACGCTGGTGGTGGTGCGTTGCTGGCCGATGATATGGGGTTGGGTAAAACTCTCCAGGCTTTGTGGCTCCTTTGCCGACAGAGGTTAGGCGGGATGTTCCCGGCTCTCGTGGTATGTCCAGCATCTGTGAAGTATATGTGGGAACATGAGGCGCTAGAACATGTGCGCCTCCGTGCCCAGGTACTCGAGGGACGTACCCCACCGGCTGGCAGGCTTGGTCTGATCCCGAAATTGATGATTATTAACCCGGACATCCTGATGTCGTGGCTACCGTACCTTTGCCGCATCAATCTTCAGACACTGGTCCTGGACGAATGTCAGTACTTTACAAACCCGAGGGCAAAGCGGACTAAGGCCGCTATCGACCTGGCCCGGCGTGTTCCATACCGGGTAGCCTTGAGCGGAACCCCACTGACGAACCGTCCAGCAGAACTTTTCCCCACGCTGCATATGCTCCGGCCTGATGTGTTTCGGTCATTTTACTCGTATGCCCACAGGTTTTGTAATCCGCGCCGGACGCCGTGGGGCTGGGATTACAAGGGGGCGGAGAACATCCCGCAGCTACATGCCCTCCTCAAGCGGACGTGTATGGTGCGTCGTCTTAAGGAGGATGTGTTGAAAGATCTCCCGGCGAAGGTGCGCCGGGTTGTGCCCATGGACCTTGTCGACAGGAATGAATATGCCCACGCTAGTGCCGATTTCGTGGGGTGGCTTCGGAAGAACTATGACAAGTCGCGTTTGACTAGCGCCCTGCGGGCCGCTGCCGTGACGCGTATTGGCTACCTTTTGCGGCTGGCTGCTCGGCTGAAGGCACGGAACGTCGTGGAGTGGGCCAACGAATTCCTCTCCGAATACCCGGACGAGAAGCTTGTGTTGTTCGCGGTTCATCAGAAGATGATCGGTGTGCTCCAGCGCCGGGTAAAGGCGAAGCATATTACTGTGGACGGTAACGTTGTGGGTCGCCGGAGGAAGCTGGCCGTCGACCAGTTTCGGAAGGACAAACAGACCCGTCTATTTATAGGAAACATCAAGGCCGCTGGTACTGGTGTTGATGGGCTCCAGGAAGTGTGTTCCACGGCGGCATTCTGTGAACTATGGTGGCGGCCCGGTGACCACATCCAGGCGGAGGACCGTATCCATCGTATCGGTCAGGATGGTGTGGCCTGGGTGAACTACCTAGTGGCGGGCGGTACTATTGAGGAAGATCTATGCCGTATCATCCAGACCAAACAGGAGGTTATACGGGCTACGCTGGATGGTCAGATCTATGACGGGGATATGGATGTGTTCAACCAGCTAATTGAGGTGCTAGAGAATGGAAGTGAATAAGCGTCATCATATGACGGGTGTGCATGTTCGGAATGTACCGGTTGTTACGAAAGCGATGTTCAAGTCGTACTGTGCCTCTCGGGGCTATACCATGCAGGCGGCGGTCATCGCGCTGCTTCGGAGGGCTGTCAATGAGAACATGGCGCTCCCTGAAGCGAGGAAATGATCTAAGAACAGGAGAGAGCCATGCCTAAAATATGCTATATCCCCGAACGCCGGTTTTCCCTGCCCTGGCGTGAGATGATTGATATTGCAAATGCCGTGCTCGAGGAATATCAAAGGCAGGGGTTCGAACTGACTCTGCGCCAGTTGTATTATCAGTTTGTGGCTCGCAACCTCTTCCCGGAGAACCGGAAGTGGGTACAAGAAAACGGCCGTTGGGTGAGAGGTGAGGACGGTACAAAGAACTCCGATCCTAACTATGGTTGGCTTGGTCAGATTGTCAACGATGCCAGGTTGGCCGGGCTTATCGACTGGAACCACCTCGTCGACCGCAGGCGCTACCTCAGAACCATCACCCATTTCGACGATGCTCAGGATGCCCTTGTGCAGCTTGCCAGGTGGTATCATGTTGATATGTGGGAGCGGCAGAAAGTGCGGCCGGAGGTGTGGGTTGAAAAGGATGCCCTCGTAGGTGTGGTAGCGAAATCATGTGAGCCGCTGGACGTTCCATACTTTTCCTGCCGTGGTTATACCTCGCAAAGCGAAATGTGGCGGGCCGCCCAGAGGCTGTTGCACTGGCACAATGCCGGATATGACACCCTCATTATTCACCTTGGCGACCACGACCCCAGTGGTATTGACATGAGCCGGGACATTTTCGACCGCATCGAAATGTTCATGGGCGGCACCGAATTTACTCGTATTGCCCTTAACATGGACCAGGTGGAAAGGTATAAACCCCCGCCTAATCCTGCGAAGGTGACGGACAGCCGGTGTAGTGCTTATGTTGAGGAATATGGCGATGAGAGCTGGGAACTAGATGCGCTGGAGCCCGCCGTAATAAACGACCTTATTACTGAGGTGGTGGAGGCCCGGAGGAACGACGATGTCTACGAGGAGGACTGTGCTCGGAGGGCGGGAGTAAAGGCCCGGCTTACCAAGCTTGGGGCTGGGTGGGGTAGTAACGCCAATCTGCCACCGGACGAGCTGGCCCGTCGGTTGTGTGAGAAAATACACGAGCTCGATGTTAGGGAATCTCTCGAGGAATGGCTGAACGAAGAAAGTGAGGAGGAATGAGATGGGAAAACGCTTTCCATTGTGAGGCACAAATGAAGCGTAAGCATCTCGATGCAACGGCGAAACGTGTCGAGGAAGTGTGTGCTGTGGAGGATTGTGTGTGTGACAGATGTGGTAGCACAGACAGAGTAGCAGAGGGTACGACAAGGAAGACATGTGGGTTGAAGCTCTGTCTAAGATGTGTGCAAGAGTACTAACAAGAGTATCAATAGGAAGAATATGCCTAAAATATGTGACGTCCTCATAGAACACAACATCCCTCATGCTGGGGCGGAACACAAGCACGGCCGTCCTGGCTGGGTGCAGGTGGACTGCCCATGGTGTGGCTCGAACACCAGCAAGTTTCATCTTGGCATCTCGCTCAGCACGGGCGCATCGTCGTGCTGGCGCTGTGGACGAAAGAACACCGCCCGTGTTCTAGCTATGCTCACAGGCGCATCACAGCGGGCGATGCGCGAACGGATAGACAGCGCTGCCTATGAGACCCCGACTGTACGCAGAACCGGCCGTCTCGTGCTACCAGCGGGTCGAACGCCTTTACTACCGGGCCACCATACCTATCTGGCCGCTCGCGGTTTAGACGCCGCCCAGGTGGTTGATTTGTGGGGCGTGGAAGGTCTAGGTCAGACCGCCCGGTTGCCGTGGCGGCTGTTTATCCCGATACACCATCACGGGGAGATTGTCTCGTGGACGACGCGTTCTATCCAGCCCGGAGCGCGGCTGCGGTATATTAGCGCTAGCGCGGGGGAAGAATCTGTGCCGCACAAATCGATCCTTTACGGGACGGACTACGCCCGGCACGCTATTATCATTCATGAGGGGCCGATTGATGTGTGGGCTACCGGCCCCGGTGCCGTGGCCACTTGCGGCACGGCATACACGGAGGCTCAGCTCAAGGCGATGTCTCGCTATGCTATCCGGGTCGTGTGTTTTGATGCCGGGGCCGAGGCCCAAGCGAGGGCTCGGGGTTTAGCGGATGTGCTGTCTGTTTACTCGGGCATGACCTACAATGTTCAACTTGAGACCGGTGAGGATGCGGCGGCGGCGGACCCAGCAGAGGTGGCGGAACTTCGCAGAACTTTTTTGGAATAATCGCAAAATATTTGAAGAAACCCCTTGACTTTTCGGTTTCGTTGTGTTAAAATAATAATGTAACGAACAGTTGAACCCGAACCAAGGAGGACAGGAAGATGACAAGACGGGAAATTGAGCAGAAGCTGGCAGGCCTCTGGGACGAGATGGGTGAATGCGAGGCCGTTGAGTATGAGGACGGTGTCACCCAAGGCGAGCTCGAAGAGGCCGAGCACAGGCTGAACGAACTGATGCGCGAGTCAGAGCGGCTCGACGCGCAGTTGCTTGTGCTTACCGCAGAGGAGACAGAATGATGCAGACGGTATGGATGGTAAGCAGCGGCGGCGAGGAAATGCGTGGTTACGCGAGCAACCGCGCCTATGAGAATGAAGAAGGGCTGCGTGAAGTGCATGTGCGTGTGAGGGTGCGCGGTACACGCACCCTCACCTGCTACGCTATCGAGTTCGAGGTTCTTTGACTGAGGCCGACACTGAGGAGACCGAACGATGGGACAGACGGTTGTGGAACTACTCGAGCAGGTGAAGAAGAAAC